CAACGCCGTAAGGATTCATCCGCTGAGGCTATGAAGCCTAAGCAATACAAAGGTGGTGGACGTAGTCGTCCTACTGGTAACAGACGTGTTCGTGCAACTCTAAGTATTCCCAAGAAGAAGAAGAACAGAGGCTCACGTAATCGGTTCAATCGTTAACAACCTGTGCCTAACGGCAAGTAAATAATACCGCGCTCCGAAAGGGGCGCTTTTTTAATGGCTATACGACCCACTGAATTAAGCTGGGCTAATTATCGAAAAGCAGCTCGTATTCTTAAGCAAACCGTTCCGGGTATTACACCACAACAAATTGTTGGCCGTTTAGGCTTTCCAATAAAAAACAGTCAACGTATATTTATTACGTCTGATGGATTAGGTGGGGTAAAACAACGTAATCGAACTGCTCATGAAGCACGCAACAGACTCTATCAAAAACGACGACGGATACAAACAGGCCAACTAAGTCCACAACAGTTGGCAGAATCTAGACGTATTAAGGATGAAACCAGAGCAGATGGACTAGAGGTTGATCACTTCAATGAAATTGCTTTTATTGGTAGGCAACTTGAAGCCTTAGAAGCGGCTGGTGGTGACGTACAAGCTGCTCTACAAAGACTTCGGAATGCTGGTTATTCTTTAGGTGATGACCCTAATAATTTACAGCCTCTTTCACCACAAGCTAATGTTGAAAAAAACCAGCAATCGGAAGATTTGCAAACTTATCTTGGTGGTCGAGAAGCCTTAGGACAGTCTCCTTCTGCTAGAAACTCAAATCTAATTGTTGTTGGAGAGGACCTTTCCCAACCTACGACCGTTTTTCCGCAGGAAAATAAGGGATCACTAGTCACTACTCGTGGTCAGACTCGTTATGTACCTCCAGTCTCTCCAGGTTTCGATACTTCTGAACAACCAGGTCCGTCAGTTACCGCACCTCAAGGTGGAGGTTATACCGCACCTCAAGTGATGGAAACCAATGGTGAAAATGGTACGAACGGTGATAACGGTCATAGCCACAGCAATGGTAGTCCTCCGAAAAATGGAGGCAATGGAAGTAATGGAAATGGCAACTATGTTGACCAACTAATTGACTACACCAGGGCTAACGAACCTACTCATAAGACAGTGCAAGATGCAATGTTTTATATCAGAGCAGGTAAAGTGATTTGGAATGGTATAGGCACTGCCGCTGCCCTGGCTGGCTCCTACGCGCTCAAATAAGCCCGTTGAAATACCACCCCTATACATATACATATGACAGACGTTTTAACGGCCTTACAGGCTGATTTTAAGCTGTTTCTACAAGCTTTGTGGGGACAGCTAGACCTACCAGAACCAACAAAAGCTCAATATGCAATCGCAGAATATCTTCAGTCTGGACCTAAGCGTCTTCAAATTCAGGCTTTCCGTGGAGTGGGAAAAAGCTGGATTACTGGAGCCTTTGTTTTGTGGACGCTTTTCAATAACCCTGAAAAGAAGATCATGATTATCTCGGCCTCTAAAGAGAGAGCCGACAACATGTCTATCTTCCTTCAGAAGCTAATTATTGAAACACCTTGGCTTTGTCACTTACAACCTAAGTCTGACGATGCACGTTGGTCACGTATCAGTTTCGATGTCAACTGCTCACCAAGCCAAGCACCTTCCGTTAAATCCGTTGGTATTACTGGACAGTTGACCGGTAGTCGTGCGGATCTAATGATCCTTGACGACATCGAAGTACCCGGTAACTCAATGACAGAAATGATGAGGGAGAAACTGCTTCAACTCTGCACAGAGGCTGAATCAATCCTTACTCCAAAGGATGACTCCCGCATCATGTATCTGGGTACTCCCCAGACCACATTTACTATCTACAAAAAGTTAGCTGAGCGTAACTACAGACCACTCGTGTGGCCTGCACGTGTGCCACGCAAGATGACTAACTACGAAGGCGTTATAGCTCCTGAACTCCAAACTGATATTGATCGTGGAGCTAAACCCTGGGACGTTACAGACCCTGACCGATTCCAAGATGATGACTTACTTGAACGTGAAGCGTCGATGGGACGCTCTAACTTCATGCTTCAGTTCATGCTCGACACGAGCCTTAGCGACGCAGAGAAGTTCCCACTTAAAAATGCTGACCTTATCGTCACTAGCGTTAATCCCACTTCTGCTCCAGACAACATCATCTGGTGCTCAGACCCAAAGAACTGTCTCAAGGAACTCCCCACAATCGGATTACCTGGAGATTATTTCTACTCTCCAATGCAACTCCAAGGGGAATGGGGAGATTACGCTGAAACAATCTGCTCGGTGGACCCGTCGGGCCGTGGCTCGGATGAGACAGTTGCAGCTTTTATCTCCCAACGAAACGGTGTCATGTACTTGCACGAAATGCGTGCTTACCACGACGGATACTCAGACAAAACGCTACTGGACATTCTGAAAGGCTGTCGTAAGTACGACGTAAAGACACTTCTTATTGAATCTAACTTTGGTGACGGTATCGTCGGTGAACTATTTAAAAAGCATCTTCAACAGACCAAACAATCAATACACGTTGAGGAAACACGTGCCAACGTACGTAAAGAAGACCGCATCATTGACACACTTGAACCTGTACTTAATCAGCACCGGCTTGTTGTAGACAAAAAGGTTATTGAGTGGGATTACACCTCTAACCCTGATGCACCTCCTGAACGACGACTCCAATACATGCTCTTCTACCAACTCAGTCGTATGTGTCGTGAGAAGGGTGCAGTACGACATGATGACCGTATTGATGCCTTAAGTCAGGGTGTTAAATACTTCACTGACTCCTTATCTATCTCAGCACAGCAACAGATCATTGATCGTAAACGTGATGAATGGATAGACCTCATTACCAACTGGCAAGACGACCAAGATTGCTTCGCTGACCACCTCGTATTCAACATGAATATGGACCAAAGACGCGAATCAAGAGGAGACACCAAGAACGGTGTCCCTACCTGGGTTTAGGTGCAATCACTTATGTATACAGGAGGAAGGGTGGACCTCCTGTGATTCGGGGATCTTCGGATCCCTTTATCTAATGAAACTAGACAACATATTGTACCGACTTACATACACACGTATATGAGATCGGGCAATCTTGTGACTCCTTTACTACTGTATGTCCCATCACGTTAAGTACGTCCATTCAACTCCTGATGGTGATGACCTCGTTGCTTACATGGCACGTGTGTCCAATCCATTGAATCAAAACAACACTGAGACCAGTGCTAAGTTGATTAAATATCTCATCAAACATAAACACTGGTCACCCTTTGAAATGGTGAACATGTGTGTTGAGATTGATACTACTCGCAGTATTGCTGCTCAAATCCTTCGTCATCGTAGCTTTAGTTTCCAAGAGTTCTCTCAACGGTATGCAAAAGCTCTCGATAAACCAGGTCCACTAGCTATTCGTAGGCAAGATCTTACTAACCGTCAGAACAGTGTGGATGATATTGATCCATACATACAACAAGACTTTCAAATCAAAGCTGATCAGGTTTACGGCCTAGCGTTTGCTTTGTATGAAGACATGCTCACTGCTGGTGTAGCTAAAGAATGTGCACGTGAAGTACTCCCACTCAGTACTCCTACACGTCTGTACATGAATGGAACACTTCGTTCGTGGATTCATTACACAGATCTTCGCTGTGGTGACGGTACACAACTTGAACATAAGTTCATTGCTGATCAATGTCGTGACCTGTTATGTCAATACTTCCCTTTGGTTTCAAAAGCTTTGTCGTCTATTTAACCGGGTTCTTACAGGTTTGTACCTCTAATTGGGGTAATTTTCAGGAATGTACTGCTGTACACCGGTATATACCAGGCTATATCCATGATTCAATCGAATTTGTGCGGTATGAGCCCTATGAACGTGAACAAATCTCTTTGGATAAGTAACTATGGTCGTTTGGTCGGTTGTTTACATGTTGGCTATTTTGTTGATTCTGGTCTGCATCGTCATATGGTGGGTCCTAAATTTTGACGAAATTGTCTGAAGGCTATATCTATACGGTAAGGCAGGCCGCTGACCCCCATGGTCCCCCCTGTTTTGCCACGCTAGATCAGAGATCTAACTGCAATCACTGGGTTTTAGGGGAAAACGCGGGCTAGGCAGGCGCGGTAGTTGGTATTCCCGCGGGTTTTAATCTCACGCGATCTGTCGCGACCTCTTAGCTTCGCTAATCAATCGGCTGATGATTGATAAGCAAAGATGATCACCGTTGCTATGACTAGGCTTTGACCTGGTGCTGTGCCACTGCTGCAACCGACCACCATGTTCAGCCTGTAGTCTCAGACCTCCTCTCTTGTTTGAAGATTGAGTATCTCGACTCTCCCTGTTAAGGGGGAGGAGAGTCTCGATCCTTCAATCACAAGAGAGAGAGACACACAACCGATGCTTCATCAGTTGTATTTCTTCACACTTGTTGACAGCCTGTGCCATCTGACATAGGTTGACCACATCGAACCTTGACAACCGAATACGACGTTGCGATGCCGAGGACCAGTCAACTGGTCCAGAGCGTAGTCCCGAGAGGTGCTTGACCAGTTGGCCGGCTCGGATATGATCATGACCCTTTGCCTAAGTGCAAAGGATGCGGAGCCACACGCCTCGTCTGCTCATGGCTGCAGTGGTACAGGTGTACTACTATCAGGGTTCGAGTCCCTAAC